GAACGTCTTGAATTGACCATAGGCACTAGACATTTACTACATTAATATACTAGCATATATATACAAAAACATTCAATATTATGAGTAGAATTAAAGACTATTTATTAAGACAACAAAACAATCAAGATCAACCTAATCCTAAAGAATTAAAATTATCTTTTAACGATCAATGGTTTTTATTAACAACATTCACAAGGTTTATTAAACATTCAAAATATTCCCCTCAATATAAAGCTAGACTTCAAAAGATTTTAGATATTCTCATAATATCTTCAATTAAAGGTTATTCTATAAAATTTAAGAAACTCATTGCCATAACTAAGAAATAACTGCTATAATAAGGGAGCATATACTTATTTTATCGCTATGCCTATTTGGGAAATTACTGATCTTAACGGAAATTCTCACTCCGTTGATCTTTCTAAAACTTCTATCAATTCTATTGATGACGTAAAAGCCGAGTTTAAAAAATTTGATGAAAAAAAGAAAGCTAACAAAGGAGGTAAAAAATAATGTCAGCTTATCTATGTTCGGACGATACTCTTAACGCATTGTCTACTTATTGGTTTATTAAAAGTGGTAAAACTTGGGACGATCCTTCTAAATCTCAAGCTTTTAAAAGAGCTTTGAGAATTGTTGAAAAAGAGTATTTTTATAAAACTAGATCCGTATCTTGCAAAGATCCTCTAAAACTTTATGCTGATTTTCAAAAGTATATAGATGAATCCTATGACGATCTTTTAAAGAGTTCTAATAATGATTTATATGAATTGGTTTTTGATACTCTTTTATTAGAAAACAAAAACTCACTAAATGCAAGATATTCTAATCCAAACGATATGTTCAGAGATTCTTATATCTATAGACTTTCTAATTGTGTTGTTAATTGGATCGAAAATAAACAAAGTGGTTACTTAGTTGGGATAGTCAATAATTATGATTATCAATCTTGTGAACATGAAAATCACGAAAAATCTTTGGGTTATGCAATCCTTAATCAAATTAAAGATTATCTTTTAGAAGATATGAAACTTGGGGAGATTTGGGATTTTGACGAAAGAAAGTTTATCAAAGAAAATAAATTATTCGAGGTGGCAAAATGAAAAAGTTTATCACTCGAATATATAAAAGTGAAACCGAACAACAAATAGACCAAGCCGATAAGGAACATTGGAAACTTATTAATCTTGGTTATAAAGTTGTTAATACTTACACTTTTTTAACTTCCGCACAATTTAATTACGAACTCATTTCTTAATTTCTTTTCACATATACAAACTTACGAGGTATTATTTATTTAATACCTCTTTTTTATTGCAAATGTCAGATAAAGACTTAGAAAGAATTAAATCTATTTACGGCAAACGCAATCCCAAAACTCATATTGAACAACGTTGCCAACGTCTTTACACAAAACAATTAGACGGACTTTCGACAAGACAGTTAGTTTTACAGCACGCACAAAGAGAGGGCATTGCTGAAAAAACAGCATGGAGTGATTGGAAACGCGTAACCGAATGGAACTCACAAGATTTGGAACGCGATAGAGCCGATATACTCTCTCGTTTACATTCCATGCGACAAAGATTGTTCAATGCAGCATTAAAAAAAGGACAATTACAGACAGCACATATGATCTTAGATTCTTTAGGCCGAGCGAATGGAGAGACTCAAGAAGCAGTAAATGTGAATATGCCACCGAGTTTGAATATTCAAATAGAAAGTAAGGAATAAGCATTCAATTTTTCATTCAGTTTTTACATTCAGTTTATATAGCCTTGATTTTTCATTCAGTTTTTGCTGCCCAGCTGAAAAATTCATTCAGTTTTTTGCTAATTCCACGGGTATAAAGACATTCAGTCTTTGGAACGCAAGCCTTAAAAGCGATTCTGAAGGGAGCAAATCGCTAAAAATTCATTCAGTTTTATTAATTTCTTAGTTTGCCAGGATTTTGCCAGGTCTCCCAGGTTTCCAGGAGTTTCCAGGAAAAAGAGAGGGGAAGTTACTCCCCTAGTTCTCTGATTTTTTCGTCCAACTCCTCAATATTGAGAGCTGGATCGAACAAGCTGACACCATCAGGTGTTGATGACCTCGGCTCGGTAAGGTTAAAGAATTGATATTCTTTATAATTCTTGCAAGTTCTTGCAAGTGCGTAGCTCTGTTCGTCGTTATCCAACCAAAGAGCTACGTTCCAAGTTTCGTAGTTAGTCCAACCGTTGTAAGTCATAGTCTTAAATACTCGTAATTGTTGACGTTGTTAAAACGTTGATATTTTTGTGGAGCGTCTCCCCATGACGCAAGAAGCATCATAAGGAGGATAATAAAGCCTAAGTAGAATTTCATTGTGCGAGATCCTCGAAAGCTTCTTTTGCTCGTTTTTCCGCGATTTTTTCTGCGACTTCTTGAGTCATCTGTGGATGACTTTTTGAAAGCTTTGCTAGTTCATCCTCGTAAAGATTTTCTAGTAAAGCGGTGTTTCCATCGTGTGACATAGCGATTAATTAGAATAAAGTTCAGATAATAAAAGCTCGTAAGCTTTGGCATCTAGGTTAGAGATTAGAGGATCTAATCTGATTAGAACCTCTTTGATCTCTTCAAACCTCGTTAAGTGTTGAGAATTAGAGATATGCATATTCCTGATCCTCGTAAGCTTCAAGAAGTTGTGCTTCTTGTTTTTCTTCTACGAGTTCGTGAAGTGCATCTTCAAACTCTTCTGCGAGTATGGGGTCGTTTAGGTCGACCCCTTGCTCGTTGGCTTCTTTCCTAACGTAATCAAGCCAAGCTTCTTCTAGTTCATCAAGCATCTTGCTTCTCTAGCTTCTTAATGATTAGATCACCTAATTTTTTAAGCGTCTCATCTGAAGCTGTCCACTTTAGGTAATACTCGATAGATTGAACCAATAGAGGTTCAAAACATTTTGAATCAACTTGTGTCTCGATCTTGTCACCGTCTGCAAGTGTGATAGTAATCCCATAATTTGAGAGGTTGACAGATTGTACACCTTTAAAGGCGTACTCGACTTGTGGTCTAGCCATAGCGAAAAAGTGATAAATTTTCTAGTTTCTGAAGGAGGTTTTTCTTTCCTCCTTACTCTTATATTATAGCAGATCTCTTCTATTATACAAGCAAGTAGGTTACTAGCTAGTGTGCCAAATGTTACTAATTTACTGTATCATATGCTACTAGGGGGAGTGTTGTAAAATATTTTTTATTCTTGCCAGGGGCATAGAACCTACTGATACAACATAGAATAAGTTGCTGTTATAGTAAAAGGGGATATTATTTTTGTATGGCAGTAGCAGAACCATTAAGTTTAAGGTGGGCACAGGGGGAGGTGTTCAGTAATAAGAGTAGGTTTAGGGTATTGGTAGCTGGAAGAAGGTTTGGTAAAAGCTATTTAAGTTGTGTTGAGTTGTTAAAAGGAGCTATTGCAAAGCCTGGTGAAACATATTTTTATTGTGCGCCTACATATAGGATGGCAAAAGACATTGCATGGAAGACTTTAAAGAAATTAGTACCAAAGCAGTGGATTAAATCTAAGAATGAGACAGATTTAAAGATTGAATTAGTAAATGAATCAACAATTGAGTTGAAGGGAACTGAGAATGCAATGGCATTAAGAGGAAGGAGTCTTTCGGGCGTAGTTTTAGATGAGGCAGCATTTATGGATAAAGAGGTATGGTCAGAGGTAATAAGACCTGCATTAGCAGATAAACAGGGGTGGGCGTTATTTATTTCAACTCCTGATGGAACGGCAAGTTGGTTTTATGATTTATGGTGTTATGTGCCCGAAGACGAAAGTGGAGATTGGACGAGATGGAGTTTTACTACGATAGAGGGGGGTAATGTTCCGAAAGATGAAGTGGAAGCAGCGCGTGGTCAATTAGATGAACGCACGTTTAGACAAGAATTTGAAGCGAGTTTTGAAAATCTCACTGGTTTAGTAGCTGTAAGCTTTTCGGACGAAAATATTAGTGACGAAGCGAAGGATTTACACATGTTGCCTTTGTATATGGGTGTAGATTTTAACGTTGACCCTTTATGTGGGGTATGTGCAGTAAAACATAATGAAAATTTGTATATTTTTGATGAGATTATATTGAGGGGAGGAGCTACGACATGGGATTTTGCAGAAGAGGTTGTGAATAGATATGGGGTGGATAGAAGAGTTATTACATGTCCTGACCCTACAGGAGGCGCACGAAAAACAAGTGGAGTTGGATTAACGGATCATACAATTTTAAGGAGAAGTGGATTTACGGTATCGAGCCCGCGTGCACCATGGAAGATAAGAGATAAAATTACTGCTGTAAATACAGCATTATATGATGCATCGGGTGAAAGGAGAACGATGATACATCCTCGATGTAAAGAATTAATAAAAGCACTTCGTACGTTAACTTACGCACCAAATACAGGAATGCCTAATAAAAACTTGGGTGTGGATCATGCTTTTGATGCTTTTGGGTATTTATGTTTGCAACAATTTAATTTAGCGAAGCCAGAGACATTAGGTCAGACTGCGTTTAGAATATATTAAGAACTACCTAATTCTTATTATGTACCATTCTACGACTAAGAAAAAGAAGAAGAAAAAAAAGGGAGGTAAGAAACGTGGCGAATGTTCCTGTAAATAAAGCG